GCCGCCACAAATGCGCTGTGGGAGCGTCACCAAAATTTCATCCGCCAGCAGATGGCTAAAATCTACGCCAAAAACAAGGGCCTTGCTGACCGCGTGGGCATTGACCGGGATGACTTGATTGTAGAGGGCTGGTTCAGCGTCCGCGATGCAGTGCGGCGGTATGACCCGAGCAAGCGCATGGCCTTTACTGCACCGTTAATATTGCCCCTGCAAATAATGTGTGCTATCCTTGTAGGCAAAGGGGGCATTTGCCATGACAAAACAGCAGTATAAAATTTTCACCGCCGTTCGGAAGTACAAGAAACTGGGTAAGGTCTTGGAAACAACAAAAGTAGGCGACTACATCAAACTGCAAGAAACCGTTGGTGCAGATATGCTTGACTTTTCCGCTGTCAAATACAATGATGACACAGATGTGACGTTGTCTACGAAAGCAACAGATGAATACGAAAGTCGAAAAAAGGACAATATCGACAAAGCAGTTACAAATCTTATTGCTGGTTATGGCGCTATAGTAGCAACTATTTCGCTGCTAATGTCACTATCAAGATTGTGTTGATAACTGCGGTATACACAGAAAGCCAAAAGCCGGGAATGTCGGACAGTCTCCGAAGAAGCTGCACGGCGCTCTTGAAGCGTTTCATAATCTTCACCTCACCCAAAGAATTTGTCGATGTCTGCCTGCGTCGCTTTCAGCGGCCACTTGTAGTCATCGTTTTCCCGTTCAATCGCCATGTCGTTTACCATGCCGACGGTCAGCAGATCAAGATCGCGCAGAGCAATGCCCATCTGCACGCAGCGCAGTAAAAACAGCGGCGTTGTCATTTCGCGGGTGCTTACCCTTGTTTTTTTTTCGGCTTTGCCGTCGTCAGCGTGTTCAGATTCCACAGCGTCAGAATTTCGGGCAGGACTTGATAGATGCTGAACACCTCGAAGGAATCCAGCCATTCTTCCACGCTGGACGGCACAGCATCTTTGTCAGCGTGCTTTGCCATGATGTAGGCCACATTCTCAAACAGGCCAAGATCGGTAGCTTCAAACTGTTCCTGTTCGGTGGTGGCCTTTTCGTAAGCGTCGGAAAACTTCGACAAGTCCTGCATGATGTCACGCCCGAACTTGATACGATACAAACGCGGCACGGCAGCAGTGGCACGCAGGCGGACTTCTTTGCCGTCGATGTTGATGGTTTTTTCCATGTGTATGATCTCCTGTATACAGGGTGTTCCGGTGGAACACTTTAGGTTGCATCAGTGGGCAGGGTAACGCTTGTGTACCAGCCGTTCAGCGTGGCGGGGGTGACATCGTCTGCCGTGTGGGCCTTGATCGTACCGTCAGCCATCGGGGACACGGTGATGGTGGAAGTCTGGGTGTCGGGGTCGGTGGTTTCGCTCTTGGTGTTGGCGTTGATACCGGGGCGGGTTGCCGAACAGTTGTAAAGCACATACTTGCGCCCGGTGGTGTCGCCGTCCACCTCAAACAGCAGGGCGAAGCTGGCGGGCTGGACGTTGGCATTCTCGACAATCAGGCCGTTTTTGCTTTTTGTCATGCCCCAGATGTCAAGCATCATCTGTTCGGGGAACATAGCGACTTCAAAATCGCCGGAATAGCCGTTGTTGCTCTGGCAGACGTAGTACACAATGCCGTCCGCGTAGAACTTCGTAACTTCGCCCTCGGCATCCAGAGACAGCGACACGCTGCCGGGGATGGCAACAGGGGTGTCGAAGGTGATCGTGCCATCTTCGCCAGTCACTTTGTGCTTGGCGTAGTGCGCGTTTTTGAGATTGAAAAGCACTTTATCTTTAGACATTTTTACACCTCAATTTCATAGATGACATAGAACATCTGTTCTTCGTCAATGTAGATTTCATCGGACTTGCTGTAAAAGATGCCCGCCGCCGTCAGCGCTTTTTCAAGCGCCGCTTCGGTATCGGGGTCTTTTTCGGCTGTGTACAGTTCAAGGGCATAGAGGGTCTTTTTGGCGTACACAATGCCATCTGCCGCAAAGGGATTGTCGCGCTCAAAATAGAACACGCCGAACGGCAGATCATGGCCGTTTTTCCATGCGCGGTATGCAAACGGAATACCGCTGCTGTCCAGTACCGTTTTTAATTCAGCCTGCGTCAACCGCAATACCTCCGTTTCAACTTTTTATTGCATATATCGTGCATTTCTGCTATGCTGGTAGTAAATAAATGCGAAAGGGTGTTACTTATGGCAAAGTGTAAACGCTGCGGCAAGTGGGGGTTTTTCTTAAAGCTGAACAGTTTCGGTCAATGCGAAAAGTGTGAAAAGGAGCTTGCAGAAGCGGCACGCCTAGAACGGGAACGCAAGAAAGCAGCCTTTTGGGAAGAACTAAACAATCTTCCGCACGCAGAAATACGCCGTGACGGTGTGAAGCAAAAGGCGCAGCCTGTGTCTTATCTCAAAGAAGCAATGACATATCCCCGCGTTACAGCCAAGAGCAACGCCGCCAAGTTCGCGGATTTTGTTGTTCTGGACACCGAAACAACGGGGCTGTCATGCACTAAAGATGCAGTTCTGGAAGTTGCGGCAATCAAGGTAAAGAGTTTTAAATTTGTTGAGGTATTCCATACAATGATTACCCCCCCCCGCAGAAACTTTCGATGGATTCCGCGCGTGAGGCTATGTCCGTCAATGGCATAACACCAGAAATGTTAGAGGGTGCGCCGATGCTGTACCAGATCATCCCGTCACTGCAAGAGTTCATCGGGGATATGCCGCTTCTCGGCCACAATCTGGAATTTGATTTAAAATTCCTGTGCCGCGCGGGTCTGGATGTCACGCCGGAAACGCGCCGCTTCTACGATACCTACGAACTGGCCGGGCATCTGCTGAAAAAGCCAAAGTGGACTTATGACAGGGATTCGGGCGGCTATGGGCCGAACTATAACCAAAACTATGATGTTATGGATTATAAGTTGGGAACCCTGTGCGCACACTTCTGGATTGACAGAATGGATGCGCACCGCGCGTTGGGTGACTGCGTAGATACCGCAAAGGTATTTCGCTACTTGCTGGAAAAGAAGATAGATACCACGGCAGGCTTTGACAGCTAAGTTACTTCGCGCTGTAAATTTTCTTTACACCGTTCATAACACGTTCAATCGCTCTTTCTTCGGCGGGTTTGATG